CAAAAAATATTATCCAAAAGGCGGCAGCCACGCCTGTCTCGCTCACCTCGGCCCTCACCGCACCCCAAGTGGGGTCTATCAGCAGGCGTGCAAGCTCGGCCTGACCACACCGCACGGCGCCGCCGACTATAAGGGCGAAAACGGCCGGGTCGTCGCGCCGCCGCGTTTCGACGATGAGCTACGCGCGTTTTATCAGAATGGCGACGGAAAGAAGCGCGGCGAATGCAACGCGTTTGCCGACAAGTGTGGACTGCCGCGCTGGTGGGTGACGAAGCGTGCCACGAAGCTCGGCCTGGTCATGCCGCACAGGAAGGAGCCGCCATGGACTGTGGCCGAGGTCAGGCTCGTCGGCAAGGTGCCGCTGCACGATATCGACAAGTGCGCGAAAATCTTCCGACAGCACGGCTTCGCCCGGTCGCCGACGGCGATCAAAGTCAAGGCGACCCGGCTCGGCATCTCGCGGCGGTTCAACGAAGGCTGCTCGCTGAGACAGGCGAGCGAGATCGTGGGCTTTGATAGCAAGAACTTCGGCACGATGGTTGCCAAGGGCGAAGTCAAGGCCAGGCGCCGCGCCGACAGACGTTTGCCGCAACAGGGCGGTTCGCGCTGGATCATCAAGCCCGCGGATCTGCGCCGCTTCGTGCTCGACAATCTCGACCGCATCGATCTGCGTAAGGTGGAGAAATTTGCCTTCGTGCAGCTGATCGCCAACGAGAGACTATCGCCATGAAGACCTTCTCCCTCGCCCAGCAGATCGAGGAAGTCGACCGCGAGCTCGAGCTGCGCCGGCGCGTCTATCCGGGCCAGGTCCGCAGCGGCGCCATGCGCCAGTCGGTTGCCGACTATCACATGGCGCGCATGCAGGCGGTGTTGACGTCGCTGCGATGGCTGCAGGCGAATGAGACGGACGTCCGCGCCTTTGTGGTAGCCAAAAGGACGAAGACGGCCGCCGAGCCGGGAAGCGAGGCGGCATGACCCTTCGCCACAAAATTGCGGCCACACTCGCCCCGTTGTCACACACAAACGCTGAGACCCACTAGATGTTGACGGAAGTCGAGACGGTCGAACAAGAAGCCACACGTCGTTTCTCTTGGGCCTTTCCGCCAGAGAGTGACAAAGAGGACGAACGCCGCCGCGTAGAAGGCCGCAAGCCACGTTGCGGGGGCGATTGGGAGCCAACAAGACAGGCGTGCATTGAGGACGTAATCAGGATGCGACAGGCTAACCACAAACGGTAGGGCTGTGTGTCTAAATGGCGGACGCTTTGAAAGCACACATCGCACAATGTCCGGAGCATCCGATGGCGGCGATTATTAAATCGCTCCGGGCTGCCTCCCACGCATCGCGAAGCTATCAGTATGGCAATGCCTCGCCCGATCTTGCGGAGGAAATCGCTAACGATGCTGATGCCACCATCGCCAAGGTCAAGCCATGACCGCGCGGCCGCTCACCGACGCCGAGATTGCGGCAGCGAAGTTTGTTCGGCGCATGAAGGCGCTCACAATTTGGCAGCCATGGGCATCACTGATCATTGTCGGCGCCAAGCCCTACGAGTTCCGCGGCTGGGATTTTCGCATCCGCGAGCCCGAACTGGTCGGTGTGCGCGTTGTCATCCACGCCGGCGCGCGGCCGGTGAAACTGATCGAGGTCGAGGATCTGTTGCGACGGCTCGGCGGCGACGACAATATGACCGGCCTCGTGGTCGACAAGGCACGGCAGCTGCTCGAGCGAGTACGCGACGCCTATAAATGCCGCCTGCTTCCGCTTTCCGCCGGCCTCGGCACCGCGATCATCGGCCGGCCGCGCAATGCCGGCATCATTTTCGGTGCCAATGTCGCTGACAGCGATCGCGGCGCCTTCAATTTTGCCTGGCCGCTTTCCGACGTGCGCGCGTTCGACACGCCGATTCCGGCGCGCGGCGCGCAGGGCTTCTGGACCTGGCCCTATTCGATACCCGGGGAGGCTGCCCGTGGCGATGCGGCATAGGCGCGAGGCCGGCGACGTGCCGCCGATCATGGCCGCCTACCATATGGGCTGCGCCTCGCTGGCGGAGTTCGAGCAGAAGCTCCCTGCCCTGCTCGGCCGCGGCTTCCCGGCGCCCGACGAGACCACCGGCAATTTCGATCTCGACGCGATCAAGGCCTGGCGCCGCTCGCGTCATCCACAGCTTTTCCCTTCCGATCGCTTGCTCGTCGGCCCGACTGCGCGCGACGCTAGAGACGTCGTGCCCGGCCGGCTGGCGAGGATTCGCGGTGGGTGACGTGAAAATCCGGTACTACGTCACGCGGCAGCGGCCGGGAGCCCGCAAGTGGGGTTATTGGGCGCCTTGCCTCGCCCGCGGCGGCAAGCCGACGCTGATGGCCAAGCTCGGCTTCAAGATGGTCGACTGCGGCGAAGACGGCCCATACGCCTGGGCGATCGCTCATCAATGGAACGAGCGATGGGATATTGCCCGGGCGAAGCTCGCAAAGGGCGAGACGCCGGAAGTACCGGCAAAAATGGAGAGGATATTCCCGGCGGGCAGCCTCGGCGAGGCGTTCGCCCGCTTCCGCGGCACAAAGACCTGGCTGGAGAAAAAGCCTCGCACCCGCGAGGACTGGCTGCGCGGCTTCAAGCACATCGACCCGATCTTCGGCGACGTCGATCCGAAAACCGTCTCGCTCGAGGATCTCGACTCTTGGTATGCGGCGCTGCTCGCCGCCGTCGGCATTCGCGAGGCACACCGCGCTATGAAGATCTGGCGCGCGCTATGGCGCATCGCCGGCACGCTGAAGACAGGGCGCGGCGGAAAGTATTGCGAGCGCGACCAAGATCCATCGCTCGGCATCCGTCGCAAGACGCCGAAGCCACGCAATGCCATCTGGTTCGAGGGTGAGGCCGTGCGCCTGGTCAAGCGCGCCTGGCGCATGCGCTTTCGCGGCCTCGCCGCCGCGCTCGCGGTCGCCTGGGACTCGATGCTGTCGCCGGTCGACGTGCGCACGCTGACGCCGGCGCAATTGCGGCGCGACGCGCGTGGGCCGCTGTTTACGCTCGATCGCACTAAGACCGGTGCCCCGGCGATCGCCACGCTCTCCAAGCGCACGGCGCGGCTGCTGGAGGGCTATCTCGCCACGCTGCCGACACTGCATCCGGATGCGCCGATTTTCCGCACCCGCGGCCACGCCGCGGGCCCAGGGCGGCCGCGGCCGCCGGTCCCTTACACCGCTGACACGCTCGGCGACGATTTCCGTGCCGTGCGCGAAGCGGAGTTTCCGGGCGACACGCGCCAGCTGATGGATTTCCGCCGCTCCGGTTCCGTCGAGGCCGAGGCCGGCGAGGCCGACGAGCGCGGGCTCGCCAAGAAAATGGGCAACACCATCGATAGGAACCGCGCGCTGCGGAACACCTATTTGCCGCCGAACGCGACGGTGGTGCGGCTCACCGACGAAGCCCGCGTGCGCGGCCGGCGCCGCTTGCGCGAGAGCGGGAATGATCGAAAATGACTGAGCGCATCCCCTATTACCGCGTCCTCGGCAAAAAGGACCATGCCTATTGGTGTCCGAACAAGCGCATGCGTTCGCTCGGCTTCGAAATGCAGGCCCTCGGCATTGCCGGGCCTGCGGCACAGGCGGCTGCGCGCGAACTCAATGCGAGATGGCAGACCGCGCGCAAAGAAAGTCCTGCGCGCCTCGGCGTGCGCGCCCCATCCTTGCAGGCGCCCGAGGCCGATGTTCACTATGTATATTTTCTCATTGCTGGTGATCGCATCAAGATTGGCGTGTCGCGGACGCCTATGTCCCGGGTTGCTGACGTTGCCCTTGGAGCGGCTGATCGCGTCCGCGAGGTGCTCGTCGTACCCGGAACGCGCGCCGACGAGAAAAAATTGCACCGGCGGTTTGCCAGCTATAGGACGCGGGGCGAATGGTTCGTCGCGAACCGGGCCCTCCAGCTCACGATCATGCGTTGTGCGGCCGCCGGCGCGGTGGTGCACGACGGGCCCGAATCCGGAACGAATAATGGGCTTGGAGTCGAATCACGGGAGGGGGTACCGCTTGAATCACATGCCGTCTAAGTTATTGAGATTGCTGGCGGGAGCGACGGGACTCGAACCCGCGACCTTCGGCGTGACAGGCCGTAGGTTTAGCAACGATTTCAACGCGCGATTCGACTCCGGTGCGGGCAAAAGCCGCTGCAGAACCCAGGATTCGACTCCTGAGATCCCGAGAGTTGAAACGTGAACCGCAGCCGAATTCACCTGCTGCGCGTGCTCGCGATGCGCATGGTCGATACCGGCGTGCCCGAAAAGCTGATCGAGGTTATTCGCAAAGCCGCCGAGGAGCTCGAGGCGCGACAAGCGGACGGACGCACTGCCAGCCTGGAGGAGGAAAAGCGCATCGAACGGCAGCGGACGCTGTTCACGATGCTGCCGGTGTCGGATGCCGTCGATCGCCTCAGACAGGCGATGAAGCAGCGCGCCTACGATCTCATGTGGGACGGGGATGGGTTAGCAACCGATGCTATCCTCGAATTTCTGCCGGCGCGCGACGCCGACCAAGTGCTAAACGCCTGGGAAAATGACCAGGACGACGACAATCCGAAGTCGGCGTTTCACTGAGCCGGCGGCCGTCAGGAATCCATTAACCGCGCCCTGCGATTCTCCCCGACGGAGATCGCCATGACCAAAAAACCCGACACCGAGGCGCTTTGCGAGGAGCTATTGAAGCTCCACAAGAGGCACGAGGCCGATTTCGCCCGCATCAAGGAG